ACAACCACGTAACACGTAGCCTTCTTCATCATCCTTGTCAGTCTTAGCCAGTACACGTAAGGCAATTGACATCATGTTATCATCAACTGTGTACTTTGTATCCTCAAGAGCATGAATAGCCTCTTTGAACAGACCTGAGTATTTAGTTGGAGCATACCCAAACCTACGTTCAACGCCATCCATTGCAAGTGGTGGAGCATACGCCTCTTGACGTAATTCCAACAACTCAGCCATCCTTGTACCAACTGTGTGTGTTCCCTCTTCAGGGTCACATATCAGCTCCAGGTACTTGGCTTCTACCAATGCCTCAACTATCTCATTCACATCCATTGCATCATCAGGTACATCCTGACCCTTGATAGACAGTTCAGTTATCTCCAAACCATCAACGAATGCCTCAATGAACAGCTCCTGGTCATCCATGTACTCCATAGCACCTACATAGGCAGTAGCCGTGATAAGTGCAATCCTTGGGTTGAGTCCTTTGTGGAACAGCTCACTTGCCACTGTAGACAGGATAGCTGATTTGTTAACGTCATTGATGTTTACTGCTTCGATTGTATCTGTGTTCATAATAGTTACTCTTTAGTTAGTTATAATAGTTTGCTTATGTGCTTCATCCTGCACTTCATAGACCTCTTTATTGAAACGTGGGAATAGCATCACCGCATGTGCAGACCGGCCATTCATCATGAGCTTCAGGTTAGCAGCACCGTATAGACGCTCAGCCTCCTCCATAGTACAGTCACTTGCTGTCTCGTAGTGCTGGTGTATCATGAATAGGTTGAACCCATGACAGATGAACCGGTCAACTGGCTCAATAGGGAGGCTTATGTTGCACCCCTCCTCGAATACAGCACTCATGGCTATGTCCTCTGCCTTAAGCCCCTTTGTAGCAACTCTCATTGCTGTTTCTTTATCCTTTGCTTCAACAACAAACTCAACTGTATTAAAGTCTGTATCCATTATCTGTATTGTGTACTTCATCTTATTCTCCAAAGTAAAGAACTGTTATTGTTGCAAGTGTTGTCATTAGTATTGACACTTGTGCTGTTAATGTACTTACATCGTTAGCAATCAAGCTAGAACTAATTGATGACAATGCAAATCCGAATGTTGTTACTACGCTAAATCTGTACATGTTATTACTCCAAGTTATGTTAGTTAAATCAAACGTATAGAAAAGAAGGTAAAGAGACTCCTTTATATACACTTGACACCCTAGCCTCGCAAGCAGATACAACATCCTAAATATATATTATATTATATAATTTTAGTCTTTAGAAGCAGTATTACATATAACTGGCTACACATAACAGGCAGATTTGATCTCGTCAGGCACCTTATATAAGGCCGACACAACAGTAGTTCACATAACAGGCGTGAATAAGCCCATTAAGCCCTGGAAAGGTACTTAATGACTCTTTTTGGAGCACTTAAGACAAGGTTGACCTCATTGTATCAGCCTTCTGTTAAGTACTGTACAGAGCCTTAGAAGAGCCCTGAGCATATATAATATTATTTGTAAGATTTATCGACAACTATGTCGGCTTTCTTTACACTATTTAGGAAAATAAGGCCAGCCTACGCCCGAAGGAGTAAGCCAGCCAAATATTTAACCGAAGTAGTACAGCAAACCAAAGAGAGAGCTTCCACCGATGAGGGCAGCAGCATTCAGAGGTCCACCTATAGCACTTGCAAGGCTAACAGCAGACCAGTAGACCCAGGCCAGTATAGGATGTCCCTTACTAGCCATACATCTACGTAGTATGCGGTGTGCTTGCTTGTCTGTTATGCCTTGGTTGTAATTCATCATTACATCATGACGTAGACAGCACTCTTTGAAGTTGAAGTCAGGTGACATTGTGCAGCCACCATCACTCCGGTATCCAGGTTGTGCTATTTTGTTTACAGCCCATACATAGGCTTCTTTATCGTTCATAGTATTCTCCTTAAGTTACATTCTGGAACCTTGTTACGGTAAAGCGTATGGTTGCATTAGTTGCAGTTGAGCCTTGTGGCCTTACAAGAGCCTTCATAGTAGCTGCTGCTTGTACAGATGTGCTTCTTAACCATATACCACCATCCATATTTTGTAAGCTACTGCCTCCTATATAAGAATGCTCACTAGCACCACTGAAGCCAGTACGACCAAGACTACCAACGACATTCTGTAGAATCAAATCTAAGACTCCAGCAGTACCACCACCGGTCATGCCAAGGGTATAGTTTATAAGGAACCAATCGCCATATGCTGTCGCACCTATGTTAAAGGTTATGCTATCTGTATAAGTACCTACTGGCCAGGTCAGTCCTGATACCAGTTGAGAACTTCCCTCGGCACCAGTCTTCATAAAGGAAGGTAGTCCTACCCAGGCTGCGTTTAGTCTGGTGTACTGTTTACCATCAGAGGGTGCTTCTGGGATTGTACCAGATATTTCAGATTGCACTGGCTTATGTCCTTCATGGTATAACCTGTGCACTCGTGACTCTGTTAAGGCTATGGAGCCATTGTCAGGCAAGACAGCCGTATCAGTATCAACAGCAACAAGCTCACCTGATACATTACCCAGTGCCCAGTTCTTTGCAGCACCATCTACGTTCAGGGCAATGATTGGAGCTTTACTTTCTATGGTAAGGTCGTTGCCATCCCAGCTTGTTGAAGAAGCTCTGGGATTTACCTCTTTAATGTGCATACCACGAGATGCCAGCGCATTTGATAGTAAGTCATTACCTATCATTAAACCGGTCATCCAGAAGGCACTGCCTGTTGAGGGTGTATCATTTGTACTTACAGCCAAACAAGTGAAGAACCTGTTGTCATACTTTACTCTGGCACCAGCTTGATATGTTATCTCGGCTTGCCATGCATGACTGCCAGCCTCTGCTAAGGCTAGAATGTTCTTAGAATTGTTTTGTAAGACAAAGTTAAAGTGTTGGTGAGTAGGTATCTCAACTTCCCAACCATCTGTATACTTAGTATCCCCAGGGTCTGCAACTCCAGCACCGCCATTTAAGGCCCATACTAGATCAAGATTTGTTTGTGTTGTCATTATAAGACCTCTTTATATTGTTGAGATTGTGAAGGTTACACCAGCAGGTATAAAATACTTTGCCATGTAACTTATTAGTAATAGTTCGTCGTTCCTTGTGTCCGTACCAAGTAGTTCCAGGTTAACCTTCATGCTGGCAGGTTCTGTTACTACTATATGTTTGGGTACTCGGTTAAACAGGATATTAATTGACTCGTATATTAGTTCTATACTAATGTCATCCCTGTTTAGCAAGTTCGCTTTACAGTATAGCACTCTACGATAAACTGCATCGTCTAATGGGTCTACTGTGAAACTTCCTTGTTCCAAGCTCTTGAACACACCACCTACTTGTGGGTCAGCAGTGTCACCAAAGCCATCAATAGCTGGTGCACCTTGGAAGCCAAAGTAGATAGTTTGAATATCTATGTTACGACTTTGGTTTAGTATGACACCAATAATATCCAGTTGTACACCTATTGCACTATCCAGCATCCTACCCAAATACACTTCCTCGATATTCTGAAATAGGTAGTCCATCTCACCTATGTATGCCATCAAGTACTGCTTTAGTATCGGGCTACTCTTGTACTGACTCAACAGAAGGTTGTCCAGTATCTGTTCACCCTTATCTAGTATAGCCATTTAAGTCACCGTAAAGTCAATGAAACCTGCTTCACAGAAAGCAAACTCGTCCTCTGCAATTACTACATTGGCAGCAGTCTCAGTGCCATCCACCTTACCTATCTCCAGTACGTTGACCTGGGCTTTACCCCAAGGTGTTATTACTGAGTACAGTCTTGAATGAATAACGTCTTCACCTACTTGTAAGTTCGTTATGTGTGATACGAGGTCGTTAATAATATTCTCTTGTGCTCCAGCGAAGTCTTCGTCTAAGAAGGTAACATCCACGTTCATGTAAATGTTAACTGGCGTAGCCTTATCAAAATAGATAGTATGAGAATTACCTTGCGAGTCATCTACCACTACCGACACAGAACCATAAGTAGATATTCCTGAAGGCTTAGTAGCCAAGATTGTACTAGCTACTTCTTCATCAGTAATGAATGGGTCTGCGTGTATGGTTACATGTATCTGATTAGGTGGAGTGCCATCTGGCAAAGCTACCGTGTCATCATTATTATGTACTACCGAAACTTGGGATAAGCCTAGCTCAAATAATCTGCCTTGTACGACATCTACAGTGCCTACGTAGTTCCTTAGGACGGTCCTGTTACGCACGTTTCGGAACGCTTGTTCCGTCTGGGCAGTTGAGCCAGTCTGTCCGTCAGCTGCTTGTGTGATACTTGTCCAGCCAGAGATAGGTGATTTAATAGTTGTTATCGTACCTGCTGTCACTGGTATAGCACCTGATACAGGTGATACGACTTGTACAGATGAAGGTATTACTGCATCAAAGGATGTAATAAACTCATTGCCATCTGCGTCAGTAACTATAGAGCCAACTGGCACTAACGTATCAGCTACACCGTTAAGCTGTATAGTAGCCTGACTACGTGTAGCAGCACCGTATACTATACCGGTAATCATACCTATGTTTCGTAAGCCAGCACCAGTTGCCTGATTAGGGTCATACGATTTATAAACTAAGGCTAGTTCATTCCAGGCTTGAGATAACTCAAGAGACATAATCTCAATGAGTTGACCATCTGGAGACTCAGGACTAAAATCAAACCCAGGATTTATTGCATCCAGGCTCGTCTTAATTCTGTCTTGTATCTCGGTAATTGTTAAGGGAGTAAACCCTTCAGTTGTTAATCCTGCCATTAGTTACCCCAAGGTATTGTTAAATCAATAACACCAAAAGTAGTTTTAGCTGTAAATGTCAGGTACAGCATCCTGTTAGTAACTTCAAGTTTCATAGTAGTTACCTCTTGGACATTGGGCGTACTTGTAATAATATTACGTGCACGTAGTTCAATATCGAACAAGTCATAGTTTCTTTCATAGTCTGTTTGACTTAGCCAGCCTATGCGTGGGTCTAGTAACCATTCACCTAAGCCTGTTAGGAGTCGTGATTTTACAAGTTGGACAGTATATCGTCCGTCCTGTACCCTCAGTATACCACCACCACCAATTGAGAAAATAGACATGGAGTTTACTTTATACTGACCAAAGGTGTTTATAAATACTATGTTTGAATAACCTTCATCTAAAACTATTTCATAGACGTTTTTGCCACCACTAGGTGCGAAGGAATTACCACAGACATTTAACTCCATGACAACACCTAGTTGAGCTACATCTATCTCAACCCTATACCTTTCTGGCTCGGTTATATCTCTGGCAAGTCTGGTATCTGCCCTGCCATTAATTACCAATTGCCCACTTTGTGTGTATACAGCACTTGAACCAAGTGTATTATACCAGTTAGTAGTTGATACAGTGGTTATAACAGGCAGCTCAAATTCTGAATCTCCTACGAGTTCCACACCTTGTTTCCCAAGTATTAAATCATGAGTATCTTTGTCTAATGCTAGTTGCATTTATTATTCTCCTAAGTTAAGCTGGAGGGCTTGTGCTACCAGAGCCAGCTCCGTCAGTCCAAGTGTAAGGATGTACATGTGTCTCAACATCAACTCCGTTGACAGACATAGTACCTGTAGAGGTCATTGCACCAGAACCCATGTTAGCAGCAGCACCACCAGCAATAGCAATACCACCAGTAGTAGTTATGCCTGAAGTGATTACAGTAGCCAGGTTAGTTACAATACCAGTAACTTGTAATGTTCCACCAATAGTACAGTCACCTGAAATAGCAGTGATAGGTGTTGTAATGTTCGTACCAGTGCTTGCGTTTACGTCAGCCGTTTGACAGTTGACTTCAACAGCAGGTGCATTGATAGTTACTTTTACGTTACTTGTTATCTCGATAGACTCATCTTCGTTTAAAGATATAACTTGTTTGGCAGGGTCGGGTCCTCTCCATTGTGAATCAGTTGCACTGTAGTTGCTAATAGCTCTTGGTAAAGTATTCATACCCACCAAAGCAAAACCATCATCTTCACTAAACTGTCGGCTTAGCCAAGGCTTAGGAAGTTCAGCGAGAGTACCTGCTGTGTCCAAGTCTTCGTACAGCCAGTGCTCATAACCTACCTGACTAAAGAATAGTAGGCATGTGTCACCAACCTTTATAGGCATGGTAATAGACCAACCACCACCCGAAGGAGTATGCACAGGCACACCCTCCAGTGGAGTTCTCTCAGTTAGGCTATCAGTCTTCTCAGACGAGTGAGCTATCCGTTCAGCACTTATTTGTATTGTAGCTGTCTGGTCTTCAGGAAAGTATTCTACGATACGTCCAGGCAGTATAATTGAATACTCCTCATTGTTTATCATAGTAAGTCTCCGAAGAAGCTAGTAGTGCCTACATCACTTCCTGATAGTTTATATATTGTAGTTGGGGATGACTGACCAAGTATATCATTAGATACACTGTCACCAACATTAGCAGCACCGGTTACAGCGTCTTCATATGTTGGGAAGGATGTATCGAACTGGTCAGGACTTATTGAGAAGCCAGCAGCATCTGTTTTAGTTGTAGCCACAGCACCAACAATAAAGCAATCAAGACCCAAAGCAAGTAGCCTTTGTCCCATTGACCGATTACCATTAACACCAAGTATCTCGTACAGTCCACCATATACGTTCTTCTTAAGCTCACCAACAGCTGTGGTGATAAACTTATCAGTCTCACTTACTGCTAGGTCAGTAACCTGTTCAGTTAAACAGGCACCAACTACGTTAGCACCATTGGCCAGTTTGTCTGTAAAGGACCCGGGTATTATTGCACCAGACTCTTCATCCGTGACAGTACCATCTTCAGATATACTACACTCATAAGAATGCTCTGAAGTGGTTGCGTCATAGCTCTTGTGGTCGTAGGTAATCGTCTGTTCTTTCCCAGCAACAGACACAGTACCGACAGCATAGCTACTGTTTAGATCAACTTTTGTCTTAGATAGACTTACTGTGTCTGGAGGATTAAATCCAGCCTCTCTAAGTTCAGCTAGTAGTGCTTCTCTCTCTGAGTCAGGTACTGGTGTAAATACTAACTTAGTCGGGGTTGTACTATTGATTGCATTACCCAACTGAACTTCTTCTCCAGTAAGTAGCAACGTCATAGCATCAGTCATGCCAGCTTCCTGCTTAGTTTTGAATCCTGTAAATATAACTGGAGTGTACTCGTCTAAGTTGGTTGTAACTGTACAAGAGATAGCTTCACGTACCAGAGTTTTAAGCATAGCGTATACAGCACGACTATTACTATTAGCACTGTACTCTTTAAACTCTCCCGAAGAAAGCATTTGCGTATTAGTGATTATAGCCTTTAGCCCAATCTTACGATTCTTTCTTATGGAGTGATTGCTAACATTGAAACCAGACTGTACAGGAAACTTAGTAATCTCGTTAGTAACATCGTGGTCTTCAAATATTACTGAGTGAAATCTAATCTCTATAAAGTCTTTATCATTAGTATCAAGTTTAAATTTGATTGATGCTTTATTTGGTGTAGACATTTGTTACCTCCTTATCTGAACCAGTTTGTTATTGGCATGTTAAAGCCTTGAGTAGGAGCAATTGCATTAGCCCTTGTTTGCCAATCCCCAGTGAAGTTAGAACCGGAGTGTTGAACTGTAAAGGTTTGGAACTTGTGATACCCAGCTACTACATCTTTTATGATTCCTTCAGTAACAGATAAGCTTTCCTTATCAACACTTGTTCCCGCAGTTAGCAGGTTTGATATGTCTAGTATGACTGAAGGTTTAATTCTTGAGTCCAGGTTAGAAACTATATCAATAGTGGCAGGGCCAATCTTTGGATTAGACCTCATGTTATCTGTGCTGAGTTGTACCTCACCAGTTCCTTCATCTAGGGTAGTGATAGTTCTGTTGTTACTGTGTACTCTGTACATAAAAGTAATATCATTACCTTCTGAGAAGAAGTATGACCTGTGTTGGTCTGCCAGAATCTTAAGGCAGCTAAGTGCAGAACCATCTTGCCTTGACCTAGGTTGTGCTGGGACTTTCTCAAGATAGCCTATTGGATATTCTTTAAACTTAGCCTCTCCAGTAAAACCAGCTGCATCTAAAATACCTTTCACTACATTCTTAAATGAAGGTTCCGGTATATAAAGACTAACAGGTTTCTCTAGTACAGCTTTCCTTATCTTGGAATAACAAAACAAAGAAGTTATATTATTAGGTATCTGAATTTCCTGGATAGCATTACTTACAAACAACTCATCAACTAGAACCTCTTCCTTGCCTCCATGCAGGGAAGTAGTAATGGTTACATAGTTTTCACCACCAGTTAATTTATTGATGGTCTCAGGAGTTAGATTATAAATAGATACTTTGGCCCTTACCCATCCACTTTTATTTCTTATGTCAAAGTCAACTCGTAGACTATCTGTTTCAAACACTAGAGTATCACTCCGGTCTTTAACAGTAAGTCTAACGTATTGACCAAATCTATTTAAAGCCATGTTAGTTTCCTGTTCCTAAGTTCATCTGCTCATCAAGAACCTCATCATCATTTACGATTGCTTGGGTCTTAACAAGGTCTCTTGAGACATCAACTTTAACATCGACATTATTAACCTGGGTGTTACTTGTTGCCTGTCCAGATATTAAATCTCCGATGTATCCATTAGATTCTGCCTTGTCTCCGTTTAGCATGTTAAGTCCATCACCTTCAAAGCTATCTGGTGATGTACCTTCAGGTATTAGAGATTCATTAGAGGAACTGCTTGGATACTGTTTATAGGTTGGGTTAGGTAATAACTTCTTATACAGCAAGTTAGCCCAACGAGTAGCCTCAGCCATTATGCCAGCCTTGGTTGTAAGGTCAGCAGCTGCTTCTCCAACAGATATTGCTTGGCCTGTTTGTCTATCAACAGATACAGAAGATGCCTTAGCAGTTCTTCTTGCCTGAGATATGTCAGTTCTACCAGACAATACTGTGCGTAAACCGGACTCATTGAAGTCTTCGTTGATGGCACCAGAAATACTCTGACCATCTTTAGGGTTGAAGACTGCCATGTAAGGCATGTTTACTACTTCATTAAAGAAGTAAGCTTTCTCTTGCTCACCCAAACCCTGACCAGTCTGATATGCCCAAGACATGTAATCTTGAGGTGTCATATCCCGTAGTGTACCAACTGATGGCATAACTAGGTTCTTAACCTGGGAGTAGTTAGAAGCTTCCATGTTAGTAATCATGTCACCATAAGTTTTAGCAAAGGTCATGTTACTCTGAATATTCCTTACCATACCACCAGCAGATACCATACTTGCAGTAGCTCCACCAGCAGATACACCACCAGCTTCAAGTACATCACGCATACCACGAGTTACGTTTGAAGGCATACCGAACTCAGCTGCAAGGCGTACATCATCAAGAGCTTCTTCACTATCCTTAGCAAGTCTGGTTCCGAAAGTAGCAAGTGCTTTTGTAGCATCCTTAGTAGCTCTAGCAAATTCTTTCATGTTGTCGCTACCGTCATCACCACCATCTCCACCACCACCAAAGCCTTGCATGAAATCTTCAAGTCCTTCAATGTCATCTTCGAGTCCTGTATCAACTTTTATACTTCTACCACCAACAGTGGTCATAGCATTGAAAGCTTCCATAGGTGTCTCACCACCATTACTAGGTGGTATAAACTTAGCTGCTTGTGTGGCTGGCCCAGCAGACTGAGCATTTTTTCTACCTCTGATTGTCTTTAACAATTTCTCAGCTCCTTTGCCATCCAGGGAAGTTGCCAATTGCTTAGCAGCTCTTGCCTGTGTTATTAAGTATTCCTGACGCTTAGCATCAGCCGCGATTTCATGATGTATACTTTCCCCAGAATGCTTATCTAAGGCAAATAGGTGAGTCATTGATTCACCAGTAACAGCCATTTGTAACTGCACTTGGTCATAGTACTTCTTGTAAGCTTCATCAATAGTTGTGTCTTGCAGTAATTTCAATTCTAGCAAACCTGCATTACGTCCTTCTTCATCATACAGACGAGCATCAGGAGAAACACCAAAGTCACGTAGGTCTCCTTCACCACGTTCAAAGAAAGCCTCGTCCATAGTTAGACCCATCTTTTTACCATGACGAGCCATAAAGTATTTGCCTACATCTTCCTCGAAGGTATTACCATCAAGTGTATATGCATTGCCTACGAACTTTCTATCAGCAGTATACCCACCTTCTGTAGTGAATCCTTCATTGACCTTCATACGGTTAAAGGCTAAGTTAAGTGCAACCTTTTCCATACCGGAAGCTTTACCTAACAAGCCAATAGTAGATGCAGTAAAGTCAACTTGCTTACGTTGAGCCAACCACTGAGCAGTTCCCTGAGCAGGTGCGTCATGATACTTTTCTAAGTATGCAGCACGACCAGGACCCGGGTGAGTAGTTAGGCTAGTATCTCTGTAGCTCTC